TCTCAACCGTCTCTTTGAATTGTGTAGACGACATTATATAACCTTTAGTCATCTTTAACCTTTCTTCTAATTCCGAGAATATCAGAAAGAGCTTTGAGACCGTCCAAAGTCATTTTATCTTCTTCGGTCTCTGGTGTAAATACATCTTCGAAATAGTTTTCTTCCATTAGTTATCGCCCTCCAGTAAATCATTTTCGATTAAACTGCGAACGCAGTAGTCAAAAATAATTGATTTGGCAAATTCTTCATCGATCAATGCGTACTTACGTTGCAGAACAGTACAACCTGGATATTTTTCACTAGGACCAATAATCTGCGCATCGACACAATATCCGTAATGAGCAATACCTTCAATAGTACGCTCATATGGAAGTTGAGAGTCAATCATACGTTCACTACGAAGTAATTCGGCTTTAGCCGTTTCTTCATTCGAATAATGATCTAAGGTGGTATTCAAAAGAATATTATCAACTTCTTTCAGTTCATATTCATGGAAAGCAGCGGTATCGTATCCGTTTTCGCTTATTTCGTAATTACTAATGATAATATCAATAGAATCATTATTCTTACGAATAGACTTTCCCCGAACCGCTTTACCATTTAGTGTGTAAAACGCAATGTTTTCTAAATGACATTTTTCAGTAAGTCGATCTTTACGAATACCACCTCGCCATTTGTTATCAGGAGTAGCAATCAAAGAGATTAAGCGAACAGGAATATGCTCACCATCCTTTGTATAGACGCCTAAATATAACTTCTTGATGTTTGTTCTGGTCATAATTAGTCCTCCTGTTTATCCAAGTGGTTCCACATCGTCTTAAAAAATACAAACACCAAAACAGCTGCAATTACAAATGAAATACCTGTTAAAGTCCAAACTGACATATTACTTGTCCTCCTTCTTCATACCGTAAATACGATTCGCGTCTATTTTAAGATAGATTCTAAAACCGTTCATTAATGTGTTAATGAAGCTCAAATCTGCAGTTCGGAATGTATTAACTTTACGATTTTGATTTAAATAAAGTTTGTAATGAATAGCAGTTTCTTTAATCATTTTATAGTATGTATCTTCAGTACCAACCACTTCCAAAAGATATTCTATACGTTTAATGCAGTTTAGCGTACGTACAATCGTTTTTGCTTTGTTTTTAAATCCACGTTTCATTTGTTTGCTCCATTCTTTTAACTAAGTAATTGTAATATCCCAACATCAAACCTCGAATTGTGTAGTTGCTGGGTTCTTTTACATAAATAATAGTAAAATCAAAATTGTATTCACATTCTGGAAATTTTGTTGAAATGTTACGTTTAACGTCTATTTTCATATGTTCGACAAATCCTAGAAGATTAACAAGTGCAGTAGATCCATCAATCTTATCAATAGGTTCAAAAAGATCCATCTTATTCCAATAGTACTTATGAAGGTCTTCCAAAAATCTTCTATCAGATGAATATAATGTAACCTCTGCGGAGAATAGTTTTTCGCCATTCTCCAAGGTACAAATATATTTGTCGTATTTACTTGATAGTTTGTAGTCCATCATTGACCTTTCTGTTTCATACCATACATACCTAGACCAAGCACCGCAATAACAATACCTCCGAACAACAGATATGATTCTTCAGCATCACCTGTAGCCGGAAGTTGTTTACCTTTAGTACTTTCAGAATATACCTTAGTTTCTTTACCAGGATCTTCGGAAGATTGTACGTCTGTTTTAGGTTTGTCTTCCTTAGGAGCAGGAGTATCTGGAATAACCAACTCTGGAAGATCTACGATAGGTGTATCAAACGGTACAGTTCCACCTTGCCATTCTGGTTTTGTGTGAACTGGTGGATCCAAAGGAACTACGCCCCCATTAAATTCAGGTTTGTCCACAACTGGAGCATCATTTGGTTTGTCCCATTTTGGACGAGATTTGCCTTCGGCACGACCATTACCACCAACAAGACGAGTTTCTACTTCGTGAGTGATTGATCCACCTTTCCAAGATACAGTGATAGAGTTGGTTGGATTATAGACCATTTGCTTCATGCGAGTTTTGTACTCGACCATAAGAATTTTGTTCTTAAGTTGTGGAGTGTAGGTAGAGAAACCATTTTTGTGGAACTTTGTGTTTACAAGTTCATATGTTCCTGTGGTGTCATAGTCCCATGGATCTACGTTGTTCACATGAGAATATACAAGGCTGCCTTCGATGTATTCTTGATCATCAGACCAAGTGTCTGAGATATTAAGATCGACCAAATGATCCTTCTTGTAGTTAATACGTGCAACCCAGTTGATTACTGATGGATCATGCTTATCTTGATAACCGTATTTGTACAGTTGTTCATTAGGATCGATAGTTCCCTTAGAACCTACCTTAAGATCTACGATTGTACCGTTAAACGAAATCTTTTTAACTTCGTTCTCGGTTACAACGCTGCGATTGATTTTAGTGTGGAGATTCAAAGAAATGGATTTGTCAAGCGGATGTTCCTTGAAATATGAATTGAATACGGTAGTTACCTTGTTAGATCCAGAGTCTACATTAGCTTGGCCAACTTCAGTTTCTCCAGTTTCGTTGTATACTGGAAATTCGTAGTTTGTTTCAAATGTCAGTTCGTTGGGAACATTGAAAGTCATAGTGTCGTTTTCATTAATTTCGACACTATCGGGAATATCTGTCTTGATGTTTACGTTGACATCCGACCAAATGGAGTCTTCTTCACTTTTTGTGACGGTTACTTGAGGATCTGTAGCAATGAGTTCTGTAGACCCTTCTTCCTTTGTCACATCCGCAAATACGGATTCAGCGACTACAACAGAACCAAACAGAGCAATACCAAGAGTCATAAGTTTAAGTGTGTTTTTCATTGTGTTTTCTCCTTTAATGCAAACAATATAGAAATGTAATTTATTAATCTTGTAATGTGTAAATCGTTATATATTTATAATACTGTATACCGCATTCAGGTTCTGGATAATCCCATGCGTCATACGGTCTCCTGTTCGTCAAAGAAATAATATTCCTTTTATATCTTTGATAGTCGTCCTTATGTATATCAAAATTTTCAAGTAACTTTAAAAGAGCATCTAGATCCGTGAATACTGTCACAAGATTATCGCCATTATCAGATAAATCACTTTCTAATATTAAGTAATCCGTACCCTTATCTTCAAATACACGAGTACCTTTAAGTATGTATTTCTTCATTTATAATCCTTTCCTAACCAAACAGAAAAAAAAGAAAGAGCGTATTTAAACGCTCACTACCAAAGTGTCAATGTATCCATCGATAGTTGAATATCGTTCTTCGATTTCTACCAAATAACCATGTTTTCTTAAGCCATCGCGAACTAGATCGATATTATCCCGAATCGCAACGCTTGACAAGCCGCCTTTTTCATTTACGTACAGATCTTGTGGTGTAACGTAAATCTTTTTCTTGCCTGTAAGCATATATGATTCAGAAATTGTATCCTCAGCTCGTTCGACTAAAGTCTCCAAGTTATCGGTTACCAAAGTTCGATTTTCGAACATCAATTTCATTAATTTGTTTTGCATGTTAAATGCCTCCTTCTTTTGTTTTCATTATGGAGTGTGTAATTACTGCGGAGCCTTAACAAGTTTAACCTTGCGTCCGGAGTCAAGTACACTTTGGAATGAATCTAAGAAAGAGTTTGAGAGGAATGTTTTCAAAGCTGCTTCTACAGAAGAAGCCATGATCAATTTGTCATCATTAATTACCAAGTGGTAGCGTCCATGATCGGGATTAGTGGCGCCTTCGTACATGTCGTAGATGAATTGACTATTTAAAAAACTTTTAACGTCTTCTCTATGAAAAGAATAGTTAACTTCATCATACCATAACATAAGTTTAACAAATGCATCGTCGATTCTAACCCTAGGTTTTAGAATATTTGAATCTTGTCGATCAACTTCAACTTGGATCAGCGATTTAATGTTTCGCGGATTCGGAGCTTTATCAAGCAAATGCTTCTTATAATCGATAAACTGATTAATAGCCGTTTCAAATTCTTTTGTATTGTAAAATACATACGTTGAATATACATCATTAGTCCGGACATATATCTTTTTATTCAACTTATCATTACGAATATTGAAATAGATTTCAAATTTTTCTGACTCATCAAAGGATACTCCACGAAGTTCTTTGATATATCGATAGAACTCTGTAAAGTCAATAAGATAAAAGATATCGCGACCAATGGCTTTAACCAAACCATGAGCTCCTGCATCTTTATGAATATTCAAAAATAGTCTAAGTTGTTCTTTGTTTTGAATTTCGATTTCTCCATCAGGTTCTGCACAGTGTTCTCCAGATTTGAATACTCGAATTCCAGAATAATATCCCTCTTTACGAATTTCTTTGGACGGGACTGCTTCATCGGTAAAAGCTTTAATTGGATCAAAGGTAAGTTTTTTAATTCTATTGATGGCTTCCGATACTTCTTGCGTAATGGTCTTATTATCAACCCATACAGATGCCATAAGAGCATAGTTTGACAAGTCTCGAAGTGTATCCGAGATGCTTTCATCTTTTACTTTAGCTTCAGACTTAATAAGCGTGCGAAGTCGACCCATTTTGTCATCCATGCGAATTAGGGCTGCAATAAGACCATATTCTTCAAGAGAAGATTCGAAAGAGTTTCCATAGTCAGCATTTTTATCAACAAATGTTTGTAACAGTTCGTCATGCGCATTTTGCATATTTTCTTTTGTAATTTTTGTCATTATCTGACTCCTTTTTACTTTATTTTGAGAAAAAAGAAAGGGTATAATAACCCTTACTTAAACCGTGAACTCACCATACTCCATACCTTGGATGTGATGATGTTAGTTTGTTCAAAGTTCAATACGGCCGCCATACCAACGAAACTGACAACTGCCTGAAATGCCTTATCCCAAGTAATTGAGTATTTGCGTTCCTCATTCTTCAACGCAAGTAACTTCGCATACTTGATAGTCAATTTCAGGACCTCATCAGTCGTTGTTGCGTAAGCCATCTCGACCTTGCACAACTCCATCTGCTTATCCAAGCCATCATAAAGTAAATTCATAAGTATATCGTACATATTATTTGTACTCCTTTCTTTTTCTCATTATGGTACGAGTAATTTCTGCGATCATCGATTTATTAGGTTATTAATAAGATTGTAATCCGGCGCTAGCTGCCATGAAAGCCATACTGAAAATACAGTATTGAATAATATCACAAATGGTAAAGCGATATTAATGTATACAAGAACCCGATTAGGTTTGCTTTTAGCGTAATATTTTCCATCATACATTACTTTATTCCAGTTATCGAGATCAAACGAATCCGTATTAAGACTAATCATCGTAACGAATATCAGACCGATAACCAGAATAATTGTGGAAATGATAATCCAGTATACCATCACGTCATGCCATTTGGATTGTTCCTTCAGAACTTCATAAGATGCTGCAATTTTATCACCGTATTTGTCTAGGAATTTTACAACTTCATCTGTCATCCGAAATCCTCCATATCGTCTTCTAATAGTTTCTTAAATTGTTCTTCCGAAGATAATTCCGCCATTTCTTTGTGTACTTTATGGATTCTATGCGCGGAGAAACCTGCAATAACAATCATAGAGGCAGCACTAAGGAATGTGAATACAGCGTTTTGCATATCTGAACGAGCAGAACCTTGGTTTAATCCGTGTTCGTATGCTTTTTGCATAGCCGGATCCTCAAATTGGAATTTAGGTGATATTTTATCTACAAAATTAAACATAATGTTACTCCTTTATTTAATATCGATTGATGATAGAATACTGTTGTATGATTTTTCAAAAGTCTCTATCATATTAGTTTTTGAGATAATTTGTTTGGCAATAGAATATGTGTTTGGATACTGGTCAAGTAACACCATTATTGTGTAGTAATAATTTACTAGATCATCGACTCTATTATATGCTCGTTTAATCTTTCGATCATTACCATCGGTATACTTGACCAGTTTATACAATTCTTCTCGTTGTTTGGAATATGCGTAATGGTATATCTCCATTTGATTATACCATTCTTTACGATGATTCCCGAAGAAGAAATAAATCCATAAGAAAAATGCCTCAATACGAGTTTTCATTAGATCACCCTTTCGTTAGTAGCTTAGCGATTTCCTTATCCTTAAGCAGCTGTTTAGCAGCATACGGCATAATGATCTTGTTATGAATAGCTGATAAACCAAGATATGATCCGTACAGAAGCAAAGAAAATGTGAACACGCGAGATGTAACGTTGCGAAGATTTGTAACGTTCTTTTCGGAAAATAGTGCCAAGTCAAGTAGTGTCTTATGGTTCTTAAATGCTAGTTCCAAAATTTTAGTATCGTTTGTTTCAAATTTCATGTTTATTTTCTCCTTTTAATAATATGTTTTCCATAACGTAGTTTGAATTCTTCGCGAAGTTCTGGTCGTCCGCATTTGTCAAAGCGGTCTTCGTAATAACCAGCCCAGTCCAATAGTTCTTTCAAAGGTTCCATTTCAGAAATTTGGAATTGATCCTTATCGATATGATTGTATCCGCAATAATCGCGTACTCGGACAAATGCATAGTCGCCACCAAGCATGATTACAAGTTCGACAATTATACCATTAGAAAATGGATAGTGATAGTGCGTCATAATCTTGGATTTGTTTTGAATAATGAAAGGGTTCTTCCTACCAAACTGAACCGGCCTAACATTCTTAACCATGTGTTCCTCCTTTAGTTTTTATCCAATAGTCCATTCATTTTATCAATTACGTTTCTAAGTTCTTGTTTATCTTTCTCCAATTCGACAATGCGAATTTCGAGGTCATCGATATGTTTGTCTCTGTCATTATCTCCTCGACGGTCAAGAACCTCGAATATACCTAATCCGAACAGTAGTAGTCCGAATAAAGTAAATAATGCAATGCTACGATTAATTTTCTTCATTAATCCATCCTTTCTTTATTGAAATACCATGGGCGGATATAATCCTATAACCCAACGATCGGTTTCTTCAAGCTTTTCTTTTGCTTTTGGTAGAGCTTTAGCTTTGTCGATGAATTCATTAGCTTTGGCTAAATCATCAATCTCAAATATAGATTCTTCTAAAGTGGAAGATACACCGTCTTCAGATGTTTTTGGAAAACTAACGACTGTGTCATATTGTCGAATATCAAGAAATCCGTCAATTCGAAATATAGACAAGATTGGTTTCCTATCACGATTCTCCATATCATATGTTAATTGTACGATATATCCATTTGGGGTAGCGTAATAGAAAATCTTAGTGACGCCGGCTAGTAGACCCATATCTGGTTCTGTCCACATCTTACCATCCTTCATTGGTGGGGATAGTGGAGAAATAGGTGTTTCTGGCATTATTCGATACCTCCGGGTAATTTAATAACTAGTGTTGGGTATACAATATCCATGTTATGATCAATGTCGTATGCTTTGGTAACTTCGATACTGGTGTTGTATCCCGCGTCATTTAGATCAATAACCAGCTGTTGCATGATTACGTTTAAAGGAAATTTGCTAACATTTTCATAACCATTTCTTTCCAGTAACTTCTTAAAAACGTTACTTCGAATATACACAACATCAGAATATGATATCATCATAGCTTCATTAACATGATCGATAATATCGGAATATTTGAAATCTTTTGTTAGAAGTTTTTCCAATCTTTTACGATTTAAATATTTTGATTTAATAATTTCACTCACCCATGATCTCCTTTCTAGGTTCATATTTTTCCTTGAGTTCCAAATATTTGTCATAGTAATATGTGGCAGCTTCATCACGAGTCTTCCATCGATTCTCAATCATTTCATATTGATGTTCCAATGAGAAAATCTTGTCTTCCTGCTGAGCAATTTTGTTTTTATATACGACATTCTGGTCATGCAATTCAATAGAATATCCCAACAGTACTATAGTTGAGATACCCAAGAACGCACTAGTTAGTCCCAGTATTCGTCTTTTGATTCGTTTTCGCATAAGCTTCCTCCGCTGTAAAATATTTTCTCAAACGCATGAATTCTGCGGTTTCGGGATCCTGTTCAATATGCTGTTTATAAAAGAAGTCCAATGAAATACGATCCACAACAATCTCACTTATTTCGATGGTAGGATCTTTGCTAAACCCTATAATTAAATAAGCAGCATTGAAAAATACATATCCAAACCATTCATCGACATCATAATCACGAAAAGGGTCGTTTTGTGGGTCGAATGTTACAACAGCGAATATGTCATCGCCATCTCGAATTAACTTGCATCTAGCAACTATTTGGTACCCCGAGTTAACCAATGGTACATCCTGATGTGTTAGAACATAGTTCATACCCTCTTCGTTCAATGTGCGATTTGTTGTCGGAATCTTACGATCCTTAATAATACAACCTTTGTAATACATTATATCTCCTTTCAGAAAAAAATAAAGGCTAATTGATAATTAGCCTCCGAAGATTTTAAATCCCAAACCAGCAATAGTTCGGCACCAAATCATGTGTAAGATAAGTTTAAGAACTCTCATAGTTCTTACCTCCTTTCATTATAGAGAATGTAATTACTGCGAAACCAGCACAAGATGTCTGATTCGAATTGATTGACCGTAGCCACGGTCCGGATTTACAGTTATATGTTCTGCAGGATCAGTATTCTGAATTAACATCCGGTCAATAGTATTTGTCGTTACGAATAGATCATATTTATATAAATCCAAACTGATATCTATTATAGACTCATTTACTTCTAGTTTATGGGGAAAATGTATGAAAAAATCTCCATACACCTCAATACCTTCAATGTTCCTATTGTGTATATTATCATAGGCTAATAGTACATCATCCTCATTAACCAGAATAGACCTAACCCGATAGTCACTATCCATTGGTCTAACAGTTTTCAAAATAACTCGAATACTTCGTTGCATATTACAATCCTTTCTTTCCAAACAAATAAGATAGCACAAACGTAACTATCCACATTCCTCCAATAGTTATTCCTAATATATCCATAATGCCCAATCTGGCAGTCTTCCCCGACCACCGAATTTAAGTCCTTCCTGTGTTAATAGTTCTTGGTAAGCCATAGCTTTACCGTCTGTAAATATCGTATGGTCATTTGGTGCTGAGATTGTGAAATATGGCAACTCTGCATAGTCAACACCGTGGTCTAACAGGTCACCGATTGTATGAACATAAGTTTTGATAAGCGCAAATGTATTTGGGAAGTCTTTACGACCAAGAGAAAGCATCTTAACGCTAGATAAATGACGTTGTAGTGCATCTTTTGGTACATCTATATAGATACAATTGTCGTAAGACTTTTCTGGCACGATAACTCCTTGACAGTAAACTTGATTCCCATCCAAGACCATGTCTAGCTTTGTCCGGAAAGTGTCGTCATTTTGATTGTATACAACTTCAATCTTACGAATGTAGTTGTTAAACGATTTAACAATTGTTGTGTCGGGAGTTTGTTTTCGTTTGTTGAAAACTGGAATCCTAATCTTATCAAATGGTATCATAATTTCTCCTTATTATAAATTAACTGGCTCCGGAAGATCTAAGTAGAAACCTTCATTGTCTCTCCGAATACGAGCATTTGAAATGGTTTCTTCTGTCCATCCGTATTCTTCAGAATTATTGTCATAATCCAAAAATGTTGCAATAGAATAATCTTTAACCGTAGCGGCTTTTTCGACAGCAGCTTTATCCATTAGATGATCTAACAGAAATTGCACATCTAAGCGGTTGATAAAATGTACTTTTTGAAATTTAACAGTGTTTGTCATGATAATTCTCCTTTAGAACTTTATAGGTGTCGGTAAATCAAGAAAGTAGCCTGATCTGTTATGAGTGATTGGTGCGTTGCGAATCATAGCATCATCCCAGCCATGTTGTCGATCGTAGTTATTGTTCATAAACCCCAGAATAATAGAATAATCTCTGCAGGTTACCCATAGGTATGTTTTATACCATTTTAACATCTCTTTACGAATCTCCTCGACTTCTTCCGGAGTTCGTAATGGTAGTTTGGGTATAGCGATTTTATTCAATAAACGATCATCGTCTACGTTCATATTAGAACCTCCTTTTAAAAAAATAATGAGACGTGTTGTCTCGAAAAAAAGAGAGATGGATTTGAACCATCGGAGAGTTCTGCAATAGAACTATTCCTCTTCATTATGATATATGTAATTTCTGCGAAAAAGAAAGAGGACGATTAGTCCTCAAATAACGTTGTACTGTATACGATATAAGATGTTTTTGTTATTAATGATGCTGTCTTACTCACAAGCATAAATGTCTTCAGTCTAGAACATTTATTATTCTTCAACAATTCCATTAGCTGATTTTGTAATCCACACATTTTAATTCTGTTTACATGTAGTTGTCGACAGTACTTATCCATATTTATATCAAATGGATTACTATCTTCACAACTATCTATATAAATAGCTAAATAGTATGTATATATTTCTAACCAATCAATTGTTAAATTGATAATTTCATTTCTAGTTTCTGTCTTTTTAATATCCTCATAATCAAACGGCATATAATAACCTAAATCGCTTAGTCGCGCATGTAATACTTCATTATGTTTAAATTTCATAATTGTTTCCTCTTTTCTTATTTCTTCATTATAGCGTGTGTAATTACTGCGGAGAAAAAAAGAATAGGCTGAGATAGCCCGTTCTTTAAAAACCTTTATTCTTTAAGGTTTTTAGCACGTAATGTAAAGTATCCATTCTGCGTTTATGGTCGTCCGCGTCCTTTAGAATATACCCTTCTTGTTCGAGTTTCTTAATTCTTCCCTCCTCAAGAACTGCATATCCCGCTAGACAGCGGAATCCAATCTCACGTAAAATTCTTCTGAACATAATGTGTTCCTCCTTTTATATAATTAGTTTTCATTATAGCGTGTGTAAAAAATGCGAAAAAAAGAGGAAGCGTTTTACGCTTCGCTCAGGTTCAAGTATTTCTCATGAATCTCTTCACAAATCTTTGCTAATTCCATAGCTTCTTCGTGATGATCCTGAGCATACTCCATACCTTTGCGGTAGTAAAACTCTTCATCTTCATGTCCAAATACAGTCATTAGTTTATAACTAATTTGCTGTAACTTATTATATACAACCGGATCAATTCGAATTTCTTCACCTTTAGGTGAGCAGTAATCTAATGTATTGTTAAACTCCTTTAGAGTAGCATCAAACATTTGTTTTTGATCTTCGGTGAGTTCTAATCCATCCCGAAACCAAATCAACAAATTGTTTGTATATTCTCTAATAGCTACAATAGTTTCAATTCCTTCTCTAGCCATAAGTTCTGAAACCTCATGTCCTTTATAATCAGTATACATCATTTGTATAATCCTCCAATAATTTATATTTGTTTTCATTATTGGATATGTAATTTCTGCGGTCTTTTGATAAAAAAACAGGACCCGTGTAGGCCCTGCGGGGGATTATTCTTCAAACGGATTATCAAGTTTATGTTCAATATTTGCAGAAGCGGCCAAAAGTTTAACAACACGGACTAGTTCATCTTGTCGTTTGCATACTTTGGATAACAAATCGTCTTCAATATTGTTATAGAATCCTTGATATTTTTCCGTAAGTTTATATGTCAAATAATCATAGAAAGTAACATTTTCACTTTTCTTAGATGGGTTTTTATAATCGGCATTACTTCCGATCATACGATTATTATCGAAAATAGATTGGAATAAACCATCTGGTTCATTGTTGAACAGATCTCTAAAGAAATAGTATTGTATAGTAGTTTCCATGTCTGCACTACGAGAACTGGTACCATCACCAATACCATCGATACCGTTTGCATAATTTAGATATTTACCATCGCTATTAGCAAATAATCCTTTGCGAATTTCTTCAAGATTGATTACTGTTTTAGCATCGGCTTTTGCATTTTCTTTAATTTCATCGACGAAAATTTCAGTCAACTCAACCACAGGAGTACGATTAATAAATACCGTATCTGATGGATAGAATGATTTAGAAGTCTTTTTTGGATATACTGTAGATTTTTCATTCTTAACTGTAAAATAGAATTTAAATTCTGGCAATGTACTAAATACAATATAAACATCACCAGTATAACTGGACAAATTCTTACTTAAGGTAATTTCGATAGGATTTGTTACGTTGGTATATTCTTTAGAGAAGAACTGGTCACTATTAACAACATCAAGAATCTTAACATAAAGTTTATCATTTTCACCTTTAAGATACTTCTCTGGTAAATGAATCTTAAGAGTATCCATCCCCGCCCTTAAATCCAAAGTTGTATTAAGAATTACATTTTTTGCACTTACAACCATTAATTATCTCCTTTTTCTTTTAATTGAGCCAGTTCTTTCATAGCCTCAATATATTTTTGCTTATAATAAGCTCCTTCTGCTTTAAGAGATTCATTCTCCCAAAGTAATGCGGACAAACGCCCGAGCAACCCATTTACGGATTGCTCAATACGTTGATTATCGTCCATTTCATAATTGTCTGGCATTCAGACCTCCTTCTACATCATCTTAACTATCTGTCTGCGGATATAAGGATCCAACTTACCTTTAGTGTAGTGATATCCCACAATACCCGCACCAATAGCCAATGTCTTAGCCACGGCTTTAATTCTACGCCGTCTCTTCTCTGGAAGATTTTGCCACTTGGATTTAGCATTACTTATAGAGTTTCTAACACCCCACTTCATACCACGTTTCCCATAGTGCAGCAAAATATCTTCAGAAGAGTCTACGTGAACTAATTCACCTCGTTCGTCGATAAGTTTCATTTGATCTCCTTACGCATATCGGTTAGAGTACCCCAACCTTCTGCTTTTGTAGTTTTTCCTTCTTTATATCCAAGTTTCTTGTATACATGTCTGGCATTCGGTGAGATTTCTGGAACTTCTAAAGTAACATGTGTATGTTTGCCATCTTTAGCGATCTTGTCAACTTCCTTCATTACCCGTTGAGCATATCCTTTACCTTGATACTTCTTCTTAACACTAACCCAGTTAACATTAAGTTCTCCTTTACCAAGATTGTCGACATACAACTCTCCGACTTTCTTACCATCTTTTCTGATGTTGTAAGATCCTCGATCATTGTATCCTTGTTTTGCTCTACGAGATATACGCATAAGGCCTCTAGTAAGCAGATTTGCTTTTCGAGCTTCTAATGAAAGACCATTGCCAAGATCTCTAGAACGGTGTAGGTAGTTAGGGGCTTCGCGAACTTTTCGCTGACCCCATCGCATACCCTTTACGCCAAAGTGGTTTATGATATCTTTAGAAGAATCCACGTGAATTAACTTTCCGGATTCATAAAGTTTCATATAACCACCTTAGTATTTTACTTTAGAATTCTTTTTAGATGATGCGACATCATGCTTATCAAGTGCTTTCATCATATAATCCATTTCAATTTCTTGTTTGGTATAATATGCTTCGTCATCACCATAATCTTTTCTCGCTTTTTCGATTTTCTTCTTATCCTCTTTTGATAACTTGATATTATTAACATCATCGGATAATTGCTTTTCTAGTTTCTTGAACTCTTTCAGACGATTTAATCTATATTGAAGACTTCTATTAGACCTTAACAAAGTCCCCCATTTATCATGACCTTTAGATTCTCTCTTAGCAGTTTTAACAGCAGTGTTGCTACGACCGCCAAACTCTTTTTCGATGCGTCTGAGATCTTTCTTGATTGCCCTCCGTTGTCCCCATTTCATTCCTTTAATTCCAAAGTGCTCTATAATATCCCTGGAACTATCAACATGAATTAGTTCTCCGTTGTCATATAACTTCATTTAGTCCTCCTACAGATGCCCCGGCATGTCAGTAGCATCATCTAGATAATTGTCGTCCATCCATTGGTCTGATTGAGGAGATCCAATGCGAGAATATCCATTAACTTTTTCATAGACACGAACTCTAGAGCCTGCCTTGAATAGTTCTTTCTCAGGAGCGCCTCCGTATGGAGCAGCCTCAACCCAATAGTCCTCTGTAACAGTAGCTTCGTAGTAAGGTTGCTCTGATTTTGATAGTGGCTGACGAGCGTCCAACTCACGTTCAAATGTACTCTGAGCAGATTGTATTACGGCGGATGGAAGAGCAGCCTGAGGTTGTCCACCAGTGTATCTATAGTAGTATACATACGGACCTCCATTGATTTCCCAAAGCCAATCATGATTGTTCTGACAAATTGTGTTATACCCGTAGTTACAGTGAATGATGTTCTCACTATCCACAAACATACCGGTATGACCGCCAGCTCCAGCAGAGTATCCCTTCTGACCCCAGATAAAGATGTCTCCACGTTGAGTAGCGGTCTCTTGGTTTTCACCAATCAAATTCCAACCGTTCTTAAGAAGCCAATCGTGCATTGACTCTGTTGAACATGGCCAAGATAATTTAGACATCCCAGCTTCGACACCAGCAAAATACATGCTAGAACTACAGTCGAATGATCCAGGACCATTTCGGTAAGTCATTGAGTATGTTACACGATTCTCACGTGCAAACATCCATGCCAACCATACATTAATATCTACAGACATATTATGTCTCCTTTCTAAGTACCAATAAATTTATGGTTTCTTCGTTCATTCCAAACAGCGTTTGAAAAGTCATTATTACCAACATTCCATCCTACATTGTTTAAATGCTCCCAACATCTCCATAGAGATTCAACAGAGTTGCATAATCGAATCATACTAATGCTTTTAGAAAGTTTAGTAGGTTCGAATGTGAAATGGTATATACCGTCTCGACCACCAGAGAAAGCATGACCAAGTAATATTTTATCCCCAAAGATCTCCGCTTGGTCGACTTGATCGTTTGCTCGGAATATACGTATACCGGAGAAGTAACCAGTGTCTTGAGATATTGTCCCGATATTATGAGAAGTTACCCCAAGACCGACAAATACTCCTCCGTAAGTATCATCACTGAAGTGAAGAAATCCAGTACCTTCGCCTTTTCTACGGAATAACGTGTTGTTAGCAGTAGTAAATTCTATATTTGCGGCGGCGTTGAATCTCAGATAATTCCTATTCAAGTCAAATGTCAAACTTCCACTCTGAGATGCTAGAATGCCTCCTCGAATATAGTTTGCACTCATTGTACCGGTAACAATGTTACTAGCATTGATATTTATTACATTAACTCTGGAAGCATCCAGAGTACCTGTAGTAATCTTAGCAGCATTGATATTCGCTATATGAGCGTCCTTTATAACGGCATTCTCAATCTTAGTGTTACCATCTAACCAAATAGAAGAACCTTTAATGCGAATGTCTGTTCCGGTAGCATTAATCTCAGACACAACATCGTTGTTACTGTTAAGGTTTTTAACGGCCCAAGATCCAGCTAACTGAGTTACTCGTGTAGAAATCGATGTTATTGGACTATAAGTTCCACTATCATCAGTTGTCCACATTATGTTCTTGAAATATACAGAAGATGAGTGTGTGTACATTATCATGAACTTAACATTTTTTCCAAGTGTTAAGTTTTGAGCGAACGCAGTACTAGATGTTAGTTTCTGATAATCCGGGCCATAAGTACTTCTAGCAGCAGGTCCGACAGAAATCGTTCTGGGCCCTATAACCCATCTACCGTTGTCGAAATCATACATTCCATATTGTACTGATTGATTTTCTGCTGATGAGAAATGATTTGATCCTAAAGGATTTAATTTCCATTCGAAAGATATAGTCCATTTTTCACCAGATTTTATTTGTGTAACATCTATTGGAAATGCTATATACCAAAGAGGTTGATTGTTCACATCAGTGGTTTCTTGGTTAGGAACAATTGTCTTAACAGGAAGTGTGTAAAACAATATCTCCGAGTCTTTACCATTAGGACGTCTAACTAGATATGGGCTCGAATTGTAATTCAAATTTGTATTGATCTTTTTCTTATCTATCAAACACCCAGCAGTCATATCTGCAAAATTATCCGTCGACATGATATGGTTTATGATCTTAGGTGGCGGATTTAGAACCGACCCAAGTACTCCTTTGGCAAATACCTCAGTCTGGAATACTTCTGGAGTCATAACCATACCAGTAACATTCTTCTTAATATCGGACTCGTTGTTACCTATGATTCTCTCATAGACGCCAATCTTATCTCTAAGAGTATTGTATTCGCCGGTTTGTGGTAACTCAGATATCTTAAGTAATGCACTTTCGGCCTTACTTAAAGCCTGTAGAGTTCGTTCCTTAGAGTCCGCATCGATATCTTTAATCTTTTGTTCTACATCAGAAAAATGCTGCGCGACAGTTCTATTAACATCATCTTCAAAATCGGAGTCCACAACTCGCTTCCATTTTGATCCGTCCCAAATGTTGAGCTGAACCTTACCATTACCCATGTCTTTGTACCAAAGATCACCGGTTCTAGCAGAAGTTGGTTGCGTGGTTTGGTAGTTGATGATGTTATGTCCGTCTGCTGTGAGGTTAACAATCTTAGACCAGAGACCGCCCTGATTGTAGAAGATGTTATTAACACTCTGTTCAACCTTTGAGTTGACAGTTGATGTTAAAGATGATCCGTAGCTAGTAGAACCTTTACCATTATCAGAAATAACCATTGTCTTAATCTGTTCTTTTAGAACGTCATAAGTTAACTCTCGTACTTTCAATGTCGTGGACAGGTTCCATTTAGACACCCAAACATCGACAGTATCACAAAGTCCAATAGTCTCTAAACGATTGATTGTGTATTCATCGAATAAATTACTATCTCTAAGAGCTGCCATCTCAACAGTCATCTGTATGCTAGGAATATCACATCCAGGGTTTCTAGATGTGAAATAGTTCTTAGCTGCATTGTCAACTTGAGCTTTTGTGATTTCTTGATCCCCGTTACCTTGACCGGTATTTTGGAAATCGCTTGAGAAATCTATAGGTCTCAAGTTCTTTTGAGAATATGAGTTGTAATGCATTGATTTAACAACATCCCCAAACACATAAATCTCTTGTTGGTCATTACCATTTCCAGTACGCTTAGTATACTTAGCGTAAGGTAATATTGCTGTGAATTTACCTTTGAACGATACCTGAGTTTTGAAGTTTTCCATATTCTTTCCCAAACGAATAGTCGTAACATTTTGTTTGCCACGATTTCTTAGGAAGTGGATATAGTTGTTTGTTCGTTTGATCTCACCTCGCCATAAGTCGATTAGAGATCCTTCTTCACCAGATAATACGCTTTGCATATTTCTAAGAAGAAATTCGAAGTCCTTCATACTATCGGTAATATCCGTATAAAACTCATAAGGACAAGCTGCTGCACCACCAACAATATTTTGTTTAGCTAATGCAAAAGCAGTAGCGGGCGTACCCTTACCCTTAGCAGCTTTAACCAACATACCATTCATATCATCAGTGATAGTGACAGCTTTGGCTTTAATTGTCTGGTCTTTGGTATTCTTCTCTACCTCATAAATACGAAACGCATGAGGTAAGTCAGTGTCATTAGGTTTGGCTAGAATGTAACGGTTCTCTTTTATTTCATTAAACCACTGACCGCTATATGGATATGTAAGTTCCAACTCGAATTCGGCATTACGAACCTCATGGACTTCACACTCAAGAGAATCCCACAGTACACCAATACCATTTGACTCAAAGTCACGTTCGTACTGTTCGTAAAGTATAGGTCTCATAGCAGATCCCTCCATCTAGGAATCATTTCAACAGTACTAATAGCGCCATTCCAGTTAATTTGCAAAGAAGTCTCTGCAGGAATACGCCAAAAGTCCTTTGATTTACATTTATGGTTGGCGTTTGTGATAACCCCATTGTTGTTGCGATATACGAGGTACTTCTCACAGTCGACATAGATGTTTCCTTCTACTCCTGTAAAAATCATCTTCTTATATCCAACAGTCATATCCAAATCTCCGTTACCAATTATACGGAATAATGGCTTGGCGTCGGACATTCTAGGGTTTCTCATCCAACCCGCTTTAGGAATATTCCACCAAGAGTCGATAGTATCCACATAATACTTATATGGTTGAATCTTGATCTTGAGTTTGAATACCATGGCACCATTATAATACCATTTGTTTTCAAATGTTGGAGCTTCCGTGAGTATACATAAATATACTTTCTCAGGATCGAAATATGGAGTCATCTTAAACTCATATTGACCAAACTTGAAGAATTTATAGATCCTATTACGAGCTGTGGAAATAGCTGCAGGATCGTCTACTCTTCCTCCATGATAAAGAAGAGTAAGTTCTACTTCAGTAGCTTCATATCCTCCATCATCATACACCAAGAACCCATCATAGCCAGCAGGCTCTTTATGAACCTGCCGACGTTTGGGTGCTTCGATATCGGGACGATCTTGGATAAGTATCTTTTCAGTAGATGAATTTACTTTATTAATAAGAAATTCACCTGGCTTCAAACTTACCAAGCGATTTCCTCCCCTCTAGAACGCAAAGCTGCGTCACGCATATTCTTCAATTCATCCTGAACCTGACGGGCAAGTTCTTTAGGATTAATTGGTTGATTACCTCGGTTCTCAACATTCACATTAACTGTGTATGTATCGGAATTAGTAATCATTGTGTTGCCATTTTGATTGAATCTGTCATTGTAACTTGATGGCAATGTCAAGTTACCGTTCATCTTACCAGAAAGATTGTTCATGTCTTTCAGAAGAGATCCGTCGAATACTGGTTTGACTGTTGGTTGAATAGTCATGTCGATGTTATCCATAAGGAGACCAGACAGACTATCATCAACATTCATAGCTTCAATAGCTTGATTAGCGAGGCCTTTAGCGGTTCTAAAGATTGCCGCTCCAGTATCTTTCAAACCAATCTCGAAACCTTGTCCTGTAAACTTACCAAGAGCTTTGGTAACTCGAGATGGTGAATGAATGTCCAAAGCTCTTCTGATAGTAGCTGCAACATTGGATGCAATGGCTGAGGCCGTAGCGTAAATAGATCCAGCAGATGCTGCCAAACCATTAGCGAAACCGTAACCAGCATAGCTACCAGCAGAACTCAATGATACAGATGAAGCACCATTATATGCTGAATGAGCCAAACTAGAACCTGCTCCATGTGCCGAACCAGATTGTGAGGAAATACCACTAGCCACAGATCCTCCGAATTGTGAACCAAGAGACGTTCCTTGGTTAAATACGCCTCGGATAGAGTTCACAGTACTGTTTGCGGCACTTGATCCGGCTCCAGATATAGATCCAGAGCTTCCAGAAATACCACTAGCAATACTTGAGCCAAATTGCGATCCAATAGATCCTCCTTGTGAGAATGTTCCTCTTACGGAAGATATTGACATGTTTGCTCCAGATTGAGCTGCTGACGAAATAGCGCCCGATTGAGACGCAAGTCCCATAGCTATTTGTTGTCCAAATTGTACGCCAATTTGTTGTCCTTGCATAAATGCCATTTGGGCGGCCATAACCGCTTGAACGGCTAGTTGTTGAACGGCCATTATCACCATAGGTGCTGAAGCCATAATACCTTGTCCCAAAGATGTTCCAAACATCATAGCACCTTGTGCTGCTTGTTGGAACGCTGCAGGTACAGTTTGTAGCGCTGCAGAAAGACTAGGAACTACTGCTCCGAGTTGAGTGAATCCGGCTACAACAGGCATAATTCCAGAAGCTGACATCATGATAGATGGTGCTAACATAGAAAATGCGGCTGCTAATGATGGAATAGCTGGAGCAAGTGTGGTAATAGGTGTTTGTAACTGCTGGAATGATGAGGATACTGTAGGAATAGTTCCTGCTAGACCAGCTAATGCTGCTCCCATCATCATAAATCCAGTAGACATTGCCATTATTCCGCCAGCGGATCCGGCAAGACCAGAAATAACTCCTTTAAGAGATCCTAAGTCTTTTGTGAATCCTACAAGGTTACCTGCATATGATGCAGAACCTAATCCGGTTACTGCCGCAGCAACAGCTGTAATACCAGCCGCTCCAGCAATTCCGTCTTTAGCGATAATTGACACACCTTGTGCAAACAATTTAAATCCTTGTCCTGCGTTCTTAGCAGCATTACCAACAGCCTCAATAATAGATGCGACACCATTAAATGCAGCCTTAATACCATCACCAATTCCACGGAATACTTCAGCGACACCTTGAAGTGCAGATTTAACTCCTTCGCCAAACGCCTTAGCAGCATTACCCACTCCTTCAAACACGGATTTGATAGCGCTACCAACAGATTCGATGATAGAACCAATTCCTTGAAGAACAGATTGTATTGCTTGTCCGATTCCTTGGAATATTGAAGAAATAGCATCTCCAATACTTCTAATAACATTGGCAAATCCATTAATTGCTCCGACAATACCATCGATTACAGATTGTACGATTGATGCAATGGACATGAATAATGTTTGTAGTGTATTGAAGAATGACTGAATTGTTGCTCCAATGGTTGTAAATACCGATTCAATGGTTTGAACAATTTGGATAATAACGTCTGATACAGATTGGACAATGGATGCAATATTCGTAAATAGAGATACTAATAAATCCGCAACTGATCGAATAATTGACGCTAGATTTTCGAATAACGAAATAAACAAGTCAACAAGCGGTTCAAGAATAGGTGCTAAAATATCAGAAAGTTTCTGCAAAGCAACAAGAAGAAATTCTATTATAGGTTGAAGTATTTCCACAATACCATTTAAAATTGGACCTACAAGTCCTTTTAGAATTTGTAGAACTACATCGAGAATAACCTTGAACATCTTCTGCAAAGCAGGGACAAGTCTATCTCCAACTTTTTCTAAGGCCGAAGCTAGAGATTCTGCAAATTTAATGGCTATCTCTAAACCAGTTTGTACTAAAATATCCATGTTTTCCATTATAGACTTAGCAAACTCGGTCAAGAGACGTACTGCTGCAGAGAATAGTTGTGGCATAGACTGAGCCATTCCATTCAGGAAGTTTGTAATCAGGTCTATACCGGCTTTGATTATGTCTGGTATAATAACAGCCAGTCCTTGTAAGAACATTCGAACTAATGTAATAGCCGTCTGCATCATTGCAGGACCTTTTTCCACTAGGGTTTTCATCATACCAGCAACACCTTCTACTATAGCTTTCAAAGCCTTAGGAGCGCTATCGGCTAACATGGCTAGTGCTGCTGCAAATGCTAAGAAACCTAAGCCCGCTATTAGTATAGATGATGCCGCTAAAATACTAGATACCCCAAATGTTATAAGGGCTCCGGATAGTGCAGCTAATCCAGGCGCTAATGGTCCTGCTAAAGCTGCGGCTATTAGTAGAATTGTTAAGTTACCTGCTAGTGCTGCAAGACCCACCCCAACGGCAACTAAATTAAGTGTTGATAGTAAATAAATAGGAGCAGCCAACATAGTCAGTGCTAAAGCTAGACCTATTAGTTTTAGAGCAGATCCTCCGCCCATACCATCAAGGACTTTCATGGCTATAACCATTTCGGCAATAACTGCGCCTATAGCAACAACAGCTGTCAAAACACCTTGCCAAGGTTGACTAGCCACTTTAGATAATGCATTACCAATAACATATAACAGAAGAGCTGCCGCAAGCAATTCTCCAAAGTCACTGGTTACATTCTGAGATGCTTTCATAACAAATATAACAGCAGTGAGAACCGCTATAATAGCACCAGTTGCTACTAGAACGCCTTGCCATGGCAATCTTGCCACAATTGCAAGGGTAGTTCCAATATTTGTTAAAAGCGTAGAAAATGATCCGATAAGTCCCATTGTTGCTAAAGACGATACGATATCTCCTTGAGAGGAAGAAACGTATTTGGCAGCTATAGCTATTCCACCAATAACCGCTATAATGGCGGTAGTGGCGCCAGCAAGCTGCCCTAAATTCATTCCAGCCAACATAGATACGCTTTGAGCAATTGTATAAATAGCTGCTGTAAACGTAATAAGAGTGCCTAATGTCCCCAGACTTATTTTAACTCCTTTTAGAAGATGCGTCACTCCAACAAGTCCGAGAATAACTCCAGAAATTGTACTTACACTCTTAATTAGTCCTTCGTCAGATACTTCAGACAATTTCTGAACTGCAAGCGCCAATACATACATTGTTCCGGCAAATGTTATAAGCGTAAGGATTGCTCCTAGTTTTACTTTAACACCATCTAGTAGTTTTGTTGCTAAACTCAATGTAGCGAGTAATCCCATTACTGAGAATACAGCTCCAGTTAAAGAATCCGCTGGTACAGAAGCCATCTTTTGTACGGCATCTGTTAGCATTTTGACGGATACTGCGAAAGTGATCAGAGCGAAGATAGACCTAAGCGTAACCTTAACTCCATTAAGAACTCTCGTAGCTAAAGCCAAAGTACCCATTAAAGTAACAACACTTAGAACTCCACCAACTAATCGCGATGGATCTAATCTTGTTATATCGGCCACGGCTGATACCAAAACCTTCATCATAAGAGCCATAGCAATCATACTGAAGATGTTTGAGATAGGTATACGTACTTTAGAGATAAGTCTTGTAGCTCCGGCCATTGTTAACATAACACCGGCCAATGCTGTTAGTGATCTACCAATCTCTTCCCAAGAAAGATCTTTTAGTTTAACTAAAGTTCCGGCTAGAATTCTCAATGCAAGAGCAAGACCTATCATCTTGAATACTCCTACTTGAGCGCCTTCGATACCGGACATACCTTTCATACCTGATACCATAATTTTCATAGCACCGAACATTGCTAATAGCGCGTTACCAATTTGTCCCGTGTCTAATTCTGCTACTTTCTTCATAGCTCCAGCTAAAATTCTCATTGAGATAGCTAAAGCCAGCATAGTAGCAGCGCCGCCCTTAGGAAATCCGCTGGCAATGGAAGATAATTTCTTCATTCCAGACATAAGAATTATGAATGTACCACCAATACCAATAAGTCCTCTAGAAAGAGATGGCATATCCATCTTAGATAACTCTTTAAGAGATAATGTTAAGATAGCAATAGCGGCGGCAATAAGAATCAAAGCTCCAGCATTTACCAAGTTTGTAAACGCCTTCAATGAATGACCCAGTTGGTCAAATACATCGATAAACGATTCTTTAAGAGTCTTTGCGTCTTTTACAAATGAGTTAAACACATCTTTGATTTTGTTAAAGAACGTCGTTATAACTCCATCTTTAATTTGTTCACCTTTAACATATCGGTCAATGGCAAACAAACTAATCAATGCAGTTACGATATCTCCGACATTCATTGCTTTCATGAAATCGGCAGTTTTGGCGATAATATCTTTAATACCACCCATGTATTTGTCAAATACGCCGGATAGCTTACTGAATTTATCGCCAATGTATTTGAATATCCCATCAAATCCGCCAGAGAAAGCAGAATTGATTTCAGTGAAGAAATTCTTAAGACCTTCTAACGATGGTAGTTGAACGTTCTTAATAGCATTGAAGGCGGATCCGATAACGTGACCTATAGTAGAAAATACATTCTTAACAACATTTCCCATTGCTTGGAATACACCAAATGATTTTATTCCTTGCTCAAGTCCTTCGACAAATTCACGGATTTTACCGGTGATGTTTGCTAATGTTGTGGCGAATGTCTTGAATCCTCCGCCATCTCCTCCAGAAAATGCGCCGAAGAATTGTCGAACAATTGTTACTGCGATCTTAAATATAGAAACTAAGATGCCAAACACGTTACCGATTGTTTTACCAATAGCAACTAGTCCGACCATAACATTGTTAGAACTCATTATTCCATTTAGGAAATTTGTTATTGAGTCTGCGATATTCTTGAATGTAAGAATAAGACCATTACCAGACCCAGCGACAATACTCATACCATATCCAACTTTAGATAATACAGTTCCTACTAACTGGAATGCTGTACCAAACATTCTACCAATAGAAGTCATAGTACCTTGAATATAAACATTCTCAGATAATGACTTGGTAAAATCTCTAAATTTAAATGTCAATTGAGTTAGAGTAGTAGCGGATTCTTGATAAGTTCCGATGACCCCACGGAATCCTTCACGTAAACTATCCAAAGATCCAATTAGGAATCGAACAGAATTAGTGATACCATCAAATAATGCTTGTTGTCCGCCCATGTCCTTCCATGTTTTTAACATAGCATTACGATAGTTACCCAATGACCGTTCCATTTCCAAGACAGTATCATAGTAAGTACCTTGATCATCCTGTAAAAACGGATTAACGACGTTACCGATGTTGGTCCACATAGCCTTAGCTTCTTCAAATCCACCAAGCAAATATTCCCATGATTGAGCCCATCCAGAACCAATTGCTTCTTGAACAGTACCTACCAATTGTGAGAACGACTTAACTTCTGTAGCGGCTTTCAACATCTGTTCATCAACCGACATTTCTTTCAATGTGGCAATCAATACTTCAGACGTTAACCAACCATCCTGCAATGAGTCACGAAATGATTTGGTCATATCACGAGCATGACCTAACTTTTCACCCATTGCCGTCAAACGATCTTGGAATAATTTACCACCCATTCCGGCATGGATTACAGAGTTCCAGTCTTGCAATGCTACTCGTCCAGAGGAAAGAGCTTGAGATAGCTGATACATCGCGGTGGAAGCTTGTAGTGTGCTTGACCCAGATACCGCTGCCAAGTTAGAAATACCCTTAATTGCAGTTGCTGAGTCCTCTAATCCAACTCCGGCTGCTGTAAATGTACCAATATTACGAGTCATATCTGCAAATGAGTATATGGTTTTATCTGCATATTGGTTAAGATCTTCCAGAGCTTTAGAGGTCTTACGCATACGTAAGGTTTGGTCTGGGATTTCCCATTCCGTATTAGCCATAATTGTTTGAATAGAACCTAGTTTGTCTTTATATTCATTCAAACCATCAGCAGGTCCTCTAAAGAATTGAGAACCAAATTGTATAGCTTTCTGCATCATGTTAGCAAGTACATTACCCAATGCAATATCCATAATGGATAGCGAGTGTTGTACAGATGTTGCAGCATAATCAAAAGCACTGGTTAGCGGTTTTAGATTAACCGTTCCCGCTTTAGCATTAAGCTTATCTATTTCACCAGAGGTACTCGAAAAATTATTACCCTCATCCGTCTTTCTAAAAATACTCTTTAGTCGAGCAAGAATACTACCTGTTTTGCTAGTTTTGCTAGCTACATCAGTATTCATCTGATCGATGGATTTACCAGCTCCGCTAGTATCCATGTTCTCAGTATTACGCTTGAAAATATTTCTAAGACGAGATAATAGGCCGTTCGATTTTTCTGTTGAACTAGAAATCGCTTCATTCATTTTGGCCATGTCCTTAGCGACATTATCAGCAGCTCCTTTTCCGCTAACTTTAGCGAAAGCTGCTTTTAGCTTTTCTAATGCGGACATAGTGTCTTGAGCATTTTTGGTAAAGCCTTTGTTGTCTAAGGTGACTTTGGCGATTTTCTCATCAACATATCCTGCCATATTGTCTCCTATTTAATCATTTCTTCTAAAATTTTACCTATGCGAGATGACCATACATCATTTATCGCTTGGGTAATATATGGTCTAGGAGGAACATACCCTCCGGTACCCGTTCCGTGACCATAGTGAATTATACGAGAGATTGAAACTCCTTTGTTTATGTTGGAGTTTGTTATCTCTATAACAATATTGTCGCCATTTTGATTGATTGTGTAGTCCCAAGCGCCAGCGGTTTTACCACTACCAACAGGGGTTGTCTCCGCCAATCTAGAAGTTAACATCTTTGCTAACTCTGTCGCCGGGCCAGAATTCTGTTTCTTAACAGAACGTTTCAACCACGCTTCAATATTGTTGAAATCTCCGCTAGCTGTTATTTGCATTCTGTTTCTCCTTAGCTTCCATTTCGGCATACATACGAGCTTCTTCGGCTCTACGTTGTTCAATGATAGATCTTTGTTCTTCCATGGATTCAGTCTTAGACATCTTCTCTGGCGGAGCCTGTAATGAGTTAACAGTATTTATGAGCAACATTAGCTTGTTTAGATTTCTATTTTCCCATTCAAATGGTATTCCATTAATAGCCATATGAGCATATAGTATCTCTGAGGTAAACACGGACTGTCTTTGTCCAGCTTTAGACTTCTTTTTACTTTTAGGTAAGACCGTTGCTGATGGTACGTCCTTATAGACATATTGTATAATTCTGTTATATTGATCTACATCCAACCTATTAAAGTCAAAGTTCTTATCAACACACATAATCTTAATAAAATCCAAAAGTTCATCATCAGTAAGATCCTTGTTGTCAAGAAATCTTTTCTTATGTTTTGATTCCCACTCATCCAAATTCTTTAGAGTGTATCGAAATTCTACTTTTTGCTTAGGTCTATCAATGAATCTTTGGTTTTCTTCATCAAAAAGCGACAAAGAGTCAACTTCGATATATAAGAAATCGTGTTTCATAGATCATACCTCAATTTAAAAAAAAGCCGATGAGTAATTCCCATCGGCGAAACGATTAACCTTGCTGTAATGCTTCTTTGTTAACGAGTTCTTCCAAACCTTTAATAGATGAAAGAATGCCTTTAACGAACGTAAGCATAGAGGTTTCGTTTTCATGAAGATCTTCGATCAGTTGACCAAACGCAAGGGATTGTCCAAATTCTTCACGAACTTCATCGTTCTTGATGAATCGGTCTCCTTCACGTTTACCATAGGCGGAAAGGATAAGATCTTTGAGGAGAGCGTACAAAGCGGTCAAATCTTCGTTCTTTTGAATTTCGCTAATGCGCGCTTCAATCTCCTTACCGCCATGTCGTCCTTGGAATTCAATCAACTCAATACGAGTAAGATTGAAATATTCTTCAGTGGTCACCTGACCGTCAAAACCTTGATATGTGATTTTTTGCTTGAGCATGTAGTTCTCCTATTCAATTATTTAAGCAAGTTAATAACTTCTGCTGGTGTAGGCAATGTTGAGTTACCAGTTTCATCACCGTAAACCTTAGCAATAAGTTTCTTCCACTTAGTTGCTTCAACTTTAGTAGAATCAACAGTGATTACTGAAGTTGGTTTGAATCCTGGTACGTCTACTGGAGTAGAAGTGATTGACCATGATGGATTTGCTGGTTCTGGACTATCAGATACTGTTTGGTGTTGACGTTCAGATGGAGCAGCTTTACATCCATACCACAAGTGAAGTTTTGTTCCGTATTCATTGAATTTAACTTCGTTGCCGATGATTGATTGGTAAGCGAAACCAAATGGACGACGGTTTTGTTGGTGAGCGTTAGCGCCTGCTACAATTTCAGCCATACCGTCACATACGTCGAATTCTTTAGGTGAGCTGAATGCTTCGATAGTACCTTCGAAGTTTTCAGCACCAGTCAATGAAAGGTATTTGATGTTGTCAGCATATTGGTCATTTGCTTCTGCTCCAGATGGTGATTCTTGAACGTTAGTTAAACCATTCCAAGCAACACCTTGGTTGTATGTACCAGTGTCGCCCATAACGAACAAGACCCCTTTGGAAACACCAGTTTCGTAAATACGAGTACCAGTTTCAAGATATTTAAGTTCAGCCATTATTTAAATCCTCCTAATAGCTTTGAGTGATTGTTAGAATTGAGTGATACAAATTATCGATAACATAGTTAGAATCGAAAGTAACATTTTGGAATTTCTCCATGATATCCTCGACTACCGGCGAATCTGGTAGTTTAGAAATAACAGTTACCTGATACATATCCCTATGAAAATACCGAACGTCATCAGCAAACCTAGACTGCTTGTCGGAAAGCTTATAGATGACGCACGGATATGTGATTTTTGTATTTGACGTCGAATTATAATAGAGAGCATAACCGTGTTCTTTTAAAACTTCACGTAGTTTCTTATCAAGAAAATCTCGACGATTTTTAACCATTATAGACTCCTCCTAATGTGATGTGAATTCTTGGAGCTTTAATATCAAATGTTTCCACTTTCCATTTAACGCCATTATATTCAACATATTTTAGATTCGCAATGTTGCTCATGAAGAACTTATTAATAACAAGGGAGATTCTGTTATTGTTTAGCAAATTATCATTAGTCGATTTGTCGCTATTTTGATTACGCCAAGTTTGACTCATTAGTTCACCACGGAACTTCTTTGTCACAACTTTACTCTCATAAACGCTGGGCATGTCTTCGCGCTCGACTTGATCAAGTTCAAACCCAGCGATGCCCGTTAGCTTCATGATTAGCCGCCAGGAACTACAGCTGCAGCCTCTTTAGGTGTGAAGTATACAGCTGCTTTAGCACGAACAAGCGCCCCTGAAAGACGAGCTTCAATCAAGTATTTCTGTTTGTTGTAGTCGATATCGAAGTCTTCGAATGAAGTTACTTGACCACCTTGGTTTGTACCTACTTGGTAGTCCGCCAAGTTAACCATGATCATTTCATCTTCTTTCAAGAAGTTAGTTTCAACGATTTCTTTTACGCCGAAAAGAGAAGCAAGGTATTCTGTAGTAGCAGGTTGTTGGCCACCAAATACCCATTGTTCGTTCTTGTTACGCAGGAAGCGGAGTTTAACCAAGAATGTTGGGTTTACGTACAGTGTTGGTGTGCCTGAACCATGCATCTTAGTCTTTTGGTTAGCGACAGTTTCGAAGATATCAAGCAATACTTTAGAATCGTATTTAGTCTTGATTGTGTAGAAGTCGTCATCTTTAGCGATTGGACGAATCTTAGTTTCATCGATCTTGTCTTGAGAACCCGTAGCACGTCCGTCCCCTACAAGGATCGCTTGAGCGATTTCATCGTTCAGTTTCATACGCATTTCTTGTTGGAAGAAAGCAGCAACGTTCAATTGTTGACCCATGTCGATAGCATCATCGCGGTCGATAGATTGTTTCTTATAGATTGTCTTAGGATCTGTCTTACGAGTAAGGAAAGAAATGATTTGTTCTTTCTTTTGGTTACCCTTGATATAACCTTTCGCACGAAGATTTTCTTCAGAAAGATCTGAAAGATCAGACATGATAGATTTAACAAAAGCAGTAGGTACTTTTGTAACAGCTCCAAGAATATGCTCAGTAGCAGTGTTGTTTGAGTAGATTACTTGTACTCCACCGCCAGTCAGAGTGTGTTCTGGGAACAACAATTCAACGTTGTTCATTGAATGTTTAAGTTCGTCTTGTCCCATTTCAGCAAGGACGTGAGAAACTTTGCGACCTGATTGTTGAGCAACTTCCATAGCATGAGTAAGTTGATCTTTGATAGTAGCAGCTTGGCTATGAGTGAGAGTATCACCTTCGAAAGCGTTAAAATGCATTAACTTTTCTCCTTCATTGTCTTTTTGTTCAATTTCAGCTGGAGAATCTCCGTCTTCAGCTGGAGTGTCTTCTTCTGCTGACGTAGCAAGTTCTTTTTCGATTTCGTTAAGTACTTCTTCAGCGGCAGCATCCGCAGCACTTTCTGCAGCAGCATCGACAATAAGAGCAACGGCTTCTTGTTGTTCTGGAGTAAGTGTTTCCAAAACTTTGTCGAGCTCGGCGGTTGCTTGACCTTCTTCAGCATGCTGAATACGATCTAACAACGATGGTTTACCCTTCGCTTCGCCGATAAGAATATCGCGAGCAGAATGGATGATTTCATTAGATTCCATAATGATGGTTTCCCCTTCCTCAGGATTTTCGGAATGTCGAATGACTTCCGTAATTACAGCCCCAGGATTTGCCCCGGCAATTACCAATGATACTTCATAGATATTGCCATGAATAACGTCATTGGATGGCGTACGCTTAATACGATTAGCCCCAATAGACATAGACATGACATCTCCATGTAGCACCAACTCTTTAGCAGCTTCAGCATTTGGTGTATTATTGAAATAACCTTCACAATACATGCCTTCACTGTCTTGATGGAGAATTACGTGTCCAATAACGTTTTCTGGGGTGCTAGGATCATGTGACCAAACTAGCGGAACCTTTTTACCGTCATTATCCTCGAAAGCTCCATGCTTGATAGTGACTCCATCGGTACAACGCAAATCATTTCGTGTTGCATATCCGGCGAAGTCATAAGCTGGATGAGTTCCCATGTGTGTCCTCCTATTTTATTTGCTTGGATTTTGAAGTTTCTCACTGTTCTTCAGGTGGGTAATACCCCTCTTCAGTTTCAGCATAATCTCCTTCAGGGGACTCAGCAGACCCAGGCAAAGAATACCCTTGATTAGAATCCGCAATGTTACGGTTGTAAAGTTCATTGGCCAAAGGATTGGACGATGGACCATAACCAATAATAGCACGGAATTCATTAGGTGTAAGAATAGAATTTCGAAGAAGTGTATCTCCGATGGTTGCTAGCTGTTCGGTAGGAACAAGTTTGAATGGATCAGTATAAGTAACAATACGATGACCTTGAGTGTACCCTGTTTTAGTGATATACTTTCTTTGGAATTCTTCTTGTATTCTTTTAGTAATCGGTTCGATTGTACGTGTATAATAGTTTTGCATTTCCGCTGCGGACGCAGTGCCGTTAAACACATTTTTAGTCAAACCAATTTGATTAAGAAGTTCCTCTGTCAAATATTTAATTTCTTCCATGAGAGTGGAAGAAATTTGTCTAGTTAACTGAGTTATCTTCTCTTCAGACGAAATGTATGCGATACCAAGATTTGAATCTTTTAGCTGATCTTCAATTGCTTTGATACGATTTTCAGCTTGGTCTTTATATACATCCGCCCTAGTAGGATATGGTAATTGGAGAATCATGTTTAAACGATTAGATACCAACTCCAAATCCTGTTTGTCCAATATGGATAACTTTTGAATAAGTCGGTCCATGGTTGGATTCTCGTTTCCGAGAATAGAATTCAAAGGGTTCTCAATTATCGCCGCCATTTTCTTTGGTACAATAATCTCTGAGAAATCGCCTTTGTTTTCGTTATATACTCGAACCCGTATCCTCGTTGGATACCATTCAAGAACTTTTCCCACCCTCATGGATGAGATGTTATACGAATCAGACATACTGGGATCGACATCAGCAGTCATAGGAACCACAGCAACTACTCCTTCATCAAACAAGGAGAATACTAGGTCATGGAAAAAGTCCGTACTAGTCTGGTCAATATTAGCTTCCACTTCAAACAAACGTTGTAAACTTGATTTTTGAACAACTTGGTTTGCTGTAGAATCATCAACACCGTCATTTACGATCTTGACATGCTGATACGTTACCATAGAAGCATCCATAGCAATCCTATTAAAGATCATTGATGCGATCGAAGATCTTTTATAGGTCCTTTGTGGAATTGTATTGTTAGGATTCAATGCTCGCGGTTCGAAGGTCTGCTGATATTTCTTATCAGTTTCCACTAAGCTGGGTTCGTTTGGCTTTTTAGCAAACATACTCCAAGCATGTCTGACATTATCCATAATTCCCATATTGCTCCTTCGTTGCGAATTAGTCAAATAGATCTCTGTGGCGACCATAAGCCACCCAAGCATCTATCAAGGCAGCCACATTATCGATTTTCTCGGAGGCTCTCCGTTTCGATAATTTGTAGTTACCATTGTTATCCTGAAGCGCGACAGCATTACCCATCGCAAACTTCATTAGTTCTTCATCGAATATCAACATTCGATTTGAGGCTAGATTTTTAAGTTCACCCATTGGTACACTTTCAGTTTTAGCACCTTGAATAACTTTTTCGATACCAAATTCTCCATTGTCTCTGATCCAACGTTGGACAAAGTCACGAGAGTTGTATGGGTCATACCCCAAAGTATAAACGACATACTTATGCTCTAAAATAAAGTCATAAAGATCGTCGTATACCCTGTTCATATCTAAAAGCACTCCTGGTATAACCACAAGCGTACCTTCTGCTATCAATTCATCGTATTTATTACGCATGGCAGCAGTGAGTTTCTTTAATTTGGCTTCAGAAACATAAGATTTAGTTTTGACACCAAATCGTCCGTAGCCAATTGGAAACAGGAATGTAAATGCACAGAAGTCATCCCCTTGGGATAAGTCGGCGCCCATTGAGCAGACGAGACCATCGAAGTTTTGAGGTCTATGCAATTCTGTTTCTTCATACACGAAGAAATATGTGAAACCTTCTACAGGAATACCGAACCTTTTAGCAAGGATATCAGCTCTTGTAGCAGGTTGAGTCTCTGCACGTTCAACATCGGCTTGATATGTTTCGTAAGAAACAGTTACACCAAGGTTGGGATTTGCTTTAAGCCAGGTCTCTGGATACGGAACCTCACGAACATCGTCCAAACGATAGTACCATATAGATACATGAGGATTGTTATATCGACCTTCTAGTATGTCCATTAACTCCATTTTGATTGTGTCGCCGACACCGTTACGAGCGGTACCTTCTGAAGAAGTGGCAACAATCAAATAGTTGGTATTCTTGGACGCCCCTTGTTCTATAGGACCTATAACGTCTTCACGAATCTCTCCTGAGAGCCATTCATCGACAGAGGCATACTTACAACGCAAACCTTGAAGTCTATCAGTCGACATAGGTCTGACTTCTAATAAACTATTTGTAGCAAAGTTCTCTATACCCTTCTTCGTACTACTTAACAACTGTTTCTGTTGCATATTACCTGTCATCTTAGATCCCTCAACCATATATCTGATCAATGGACCTTTTGCTCGAGATAAAGCTGTACGAATAGGAGCCATGATTTCTTCGGCCTGTTTCATTGTTGGTGCTGTGACTATCTGGTGAGTAGTCGACGGGTCAATCAATAACATATACGTCTGTAAGAACGTAGAATACAATGATTTCGCAGCACCACGTCCGACTATAAGAAATTGTTTCCTTGTCAGACGTTTCATTCTTTTGCGCATTTCCCATCTACCCGTCTTAGGGTTAAACACGCGGTCATTGCTTTCGTAATACCAGGCCAAAGAATCTTCGGCCCATACACGAAATGATGGTAACAATGTAACATCACTACCATCGGTTAGAGTCATTTCATCCTCGCAAAATCGAACAAAGCCCTCAATAGCTTGATCATCATAGAAATAATCCGGAGACTCAATCAGGAAATCGATTCGATTCATTTGTAATGATATCCATCGATTGACTGGGATCTCACCTCTCAAGACTTGTTCTTTGAATTTGCTATATTCCTGAGGATATGCTTTGTTAGATAACACTCAGACTAATACCTCCTTATGTATTCATCCATGTCCGGACACCGCTAATCGCTTTAGCTACTTTATCAGGATTATTCTTAATGTAAGAAATACCTTCCTTAGTTACAATACGACGAGCATCCTTAACACCATCAACAACCAATGCTCTACCAACATCTTTGGCAAAGCTATTGTTATTATTAGGTTTCTGGTGAATTCTAGTAGTTCTAGTGACTTGTTCTGCCAAGTCATTCTCGAGTCTCAAACGGTTAACTGCACGTTGTAGGTCTTTATCGCTAAGAGTTGAACGATTTGCATACTTGTGAGCCCATTCCCGATTACGACTCTTGTTGGTTCGCTTATCAAGTTTTCGCTGTTTACGAGCAGCTAGTCTTGAGCGAAGACGTTGTCCCCATTTCATTCCTTTGACTCCGAAGTGCTCAATGATATCTTTGGAATCGCAAGATTGAACGGCGTGTAACAGTTCATTATCAAGGTTCATATGAATTGTACCGCTCCTTCTGCATAGTGATCCGAACCGCAGTCCGGTCACGAGATTTTTCTAATGAGGTCAAAACTGATCCCACGGGAGGATCAAACACGAGTCGCAAGCTTAAGTTAATAAATGTCTTCACAAGTCGCAACAAGTTAGGATCATTCTTCTTAAGCAATTGTTCGTATTTTGAATCTTTGGTAAGGACGAAGTCCTCCTTGACATAAGTCAGCTGCGATAGTTCACCGATTAGTCCATCTAGTTCTAATAGTAAACGATCATCGAAACCATCGTCCTCAGCAACCGCAAAATCCAGAGTTTCTTTAACCTCAGATAAGATGGTTGTTTCTGACATTCGTCACCTCACCATAAGTTTGTGTCGCCAGGTTTTCTTTCGACTAACTCTTCTACCCTTCTACCGTAATGGATGATGTTATGCGTCTCTATGGACGTCGAAATTAGTAAATCAGGGTTTAAAAGTAAGTCTTCATTCCAATCTAGTATATCATCTTCCACTAATGGAATCATATGATGCACTATAATTGGTCCCTCGATAGGAACTCCTGGACAACCCAAGTCATAACCCATATCTCTGGCAATAATTTCTTCACGAAGATTACGCCACATCCTTGACTTATAAAATGGATTTGAAAACTGTCGAGGGGATACATAGCCCTTATCAAACAAAGATAGGTAATTCAATCGATCACCCCATTCTTTGTGGGCAGCCATGTCATTATATGATAAATTCAGATCTTCTCGAGTAAGAATACGTTTCTTAGTCGAATGTATCTGACGGGGCATAACCTCGAAGTGCATTAAGAACCTCCTCACTATCTCCTCGACCTTTAACCTCAGTTTCTATTTGAGAAACCTTACTTGCATTAAGTTTGTTCTTAGATCTTAGATTTTCAAGCGCCAACTCATTCTCCACAGTACCATATCGTAATAATACGTTTAAAGTACTGGGAGCAATAGTTCCTGCGCGAAGTTGTTCTTCCGCAAGATCTACTGCGAGGGTTGTAAGTTGGTTCATACGACCTTCGGGAGTAGCCGCTTTCTTTAGTTCAGGAATTTCTTTCTTTCTTCGAGGCATATATTATCCCTCCTTGTTAAGTTTACCCTGAAGCTTACGCAATTCGGCTACAGCATTTTCGATATAGTCTTCCGCTTGGTCTTCAGTCAACTTAATACCAACTTCTTTAGCATAAGTTGCGAGTTTCCGCAGCGCTTCAGATTTCTTGTCAGCGTTATTGACAAGTTTTAACTGCTCAAGACTTGTAACAATGATTAGAGCGCGATCTGCCAAGTTGATAAGGTTACGGTTGTGGGTAATAGTACCAACATAACGAACCAATTGGATAACAACTGGGGCCACGATAATCAGCAAGGTAATGTAATTAACAATTTCATTGACTGTCATTGTCTAGACCTCTTCCTTCTTGTCTTTTTTCTTCCACATAATCATGAACAACACGACTAACATATGAATTATATCCTTTCGATGAGTAAGTATCGTACAAAGCCAACACCTCTTGAACTGATAATCTATCCGAATTTATGCCAGTGATGATTTGTATTCGTAAAAGTTCTCGTTCAGTATCTTTTTGGTACTTCTCTACTGAAGTTGTTAAGTTCTGAATAGACTCTTTTAAGCTTGCTAGTTCATCATTTTGTGTTTTCTCCAAATTAGCCCATAACTTTTTGAACACTTTTGTGCCAAAACCTATGATGCTACCTCCTATACCAATATAAAACCCTATCTGTGCGAGTACTTCAGGAGATAA